GAGCGAATTTGGACACCAGTGAGCGAAACACTTCTTTGTATCATAAGTATAAGGAGTGGCCATACTCGTGTACCATACGCGCTCTCGGGCACGCACGAGAAGCTGTGCGCAATGATGAACGGTGGCTCGGAGCTCTTGAGGATGATTACAGGTCTCGGAATAATATTCCGATGAACCTCATTCTCAATCAAAAAGAGTTTTGGGCTTCACTGTTTACTGTTGTGCCTGGCAATCGTATTACATTCGTTCCTAAGAACAGTCAAACAGACCGTTCTATTGCAATCGAACCAAGCGCTAACTTGTACTTACAGTTGGGAGTTGATGGATATATTCGTCGTCGCTTAAAGCGATGGGGAGTTGACCTTGACGATCAACGTAAGAATCAAGAGCTTGCTAGACTGGGCTCCGAAGAATGGAGAACCGAGGATTCTTTTGTTACCCTCGATTTGGCTGCTGCGTCTGACACCGTTTCTACGGAATTATGTCGGTTGCTTTTGCCTTCTCAGTGGTATACTTATCTTATGGATTTAAGATCGCCGCAAGGCGAGCTTGATGGGGAAATTGTCTCTTACGAGAAGATTTCTTCCATGGGGAATGGGTATACCTTTGCACTTGAGTCTGCGATTTTTACTGCCATTACATATGGCGTAATGAAAGCTACTCATGGGTCATTTTCTCAGCACGATTGTTCGGTTTACGGTGATGATATCGTAGTTCGAGCATCGATTTGCCAAGGAGTGACCACAATGTTGAATCGATCCGGCTTTACCATAAATCCTGAAAAGTCCTTCATAAAAGGACCGTTTAGGGAATCATGTGGTGCCGATTGGTACAATGGAGCACCAGTTAGACCGATTTTCCTCACAACATTGCCAACCACGGTAATGGAACTTTGGTGCGATATGAATCGCGCTCGAAGGGTCCTAAGCCTGCGAGGAATGGAGTGGGAGTCTTCAATGTGTGACAGGATTAAGCGCTGGATACCCAAGGAATTTTCTGGGATTCTGGGGCCGCCATCCGACACGACATTTGACTCTTACGAACACGTACCGCGACCAACAGGTCGTTATAGGCACGGGTTCTGGGAATTCAAGACGCTTACGGTAACACCGAGGCGCTTGAAGGGTGACAGCTTTCTCTTTCGAAAGCTGATGGCATCACTCCGACCGGTTGCAGAGACAGTATCGCCGTTTTCCCGAATTACTTGGGGCGGAGCGACTGTTTCGGCTAGTGGAAATGTATTTTCTGTAACACGAG